TCCATCAGCCGTTTACCTCCACTTCGCGCGTGATGCCGAGCACCGTCACCTTGATCGGGTCAGCAATGACAATCTCCCGCGCCGCATTCTCGTCATACCCAAGGCTCGGCACGGTGATGATCCCGGTTTTCGTCGGCGCCGCCGTCGTGAAATCATCCCCGGCAAAGCTCAGCAAGATCGTCTGCCCGTCATAGGCGAACGTCCCGGCCCGATCGGTTTCGATATGCGTCCGAACAAGCCCAACCACCTGCCCGCGCGTTTCCCCCGTCGCCAGGTCATATACCGCCGGCATCGGCTTGATACGCTGCTCATACGCCTTGCCGGCCGTGATCGAGGTCACTTCCGGATCAAGATCGCCCAGCGTGATCACGCCCGCACCGCTGACCGTGTACGTCCCGAGCGAATGCCCGTTCGTGACCACGTTCACCGTTTCGTTCAGCAAATGCGCAAACCCGGAAAATGTTTTTGTCGTACCGCCCGGCGTCACCGTCTGCGCGCAATCCAGCGGCGGGATATCGTCGTCAAAGACTTCCAGCGTCCACACCGTCGACGAATTCAGATCACGCTCGACGATCGCCAGAACGTCTTTGCCGATTGCGCACACATCTTTAAAGTCGCCGTCCGTGCTCCACGGCGTCCACCCAAGAATATTCTCGCGCTCGTTCGAGTGAAGCACCGACAGATTGCCGTCGCTGTTGCACAACAGGCAGTATTTCTCCTGGCGGTTCGGGCTGTCATGCAGGACCGAAAGCGCCGTCGGGCTATTGATCAGATGCCCGGCGGTGTGCGACATGGGGTTGTGGACATACGCCTGGTCGACATCGTTGTACCGCATTTCAGAAGCTGAACGGCCTTCCTTGTGCACGAACACGATACCGCCGTCATAAACCGCCGGTTTCACGTATGCGGTGCCGATCTGATCCTGTTCGATGCTGTTTGCATTATCGGGGGTGATCGGCACGGATTGCGATTCCGGCTGCAGGAACGAACCGGTATCCCCAAACATGACCATGTGCCGCGTCGAAACGCCGTACCGCAATTCCGTCATCCGCGAGCTGATCACGCCTTCCCAGGATGCTTCATTGTCTTGCTGCGTCCCGAGATCGAAGTTGAAGAATGCGCCGATCTTCGTAAACCAGCGCCCTTTCGGCCGGGATCGCGAACCGAGGATCCATAGCCGATTATTGTGAAATTCGCCGTGGTGGGCATAGCCGCGCTCGTCGCTGAACACGGCCTCGTCCCAATCCGTCGTCGCCGTTGCCGCCGTCAGCGTCTGCCGACACGTCCCGGTCGCGTTGTTCGCATCGGTCACGGCAGTAATTAGGATTTCTTCTTCTTCACGTCGAATGATGAACCCGACATGATCCGAAGTGAATGCGCCCGCGCCCGAAAGCGTCAGCGATTGCGAACCCGTCGTTCCGCCGACCGTCAGCGTCATATCGGCGGCGGCGAACTTGTAGTACGGCTGGTACATCGTATCGCCGGCAGAATTCTCCTCAAAGGCATAGGCCGAGCGCGTGAACGTGGTTGCCGCGGTCCGCTTGATCACCTGCATCGGCATATCCGGATGGAACACAATCATCGTGTCGCCGTCGTGCGTCACGGAAAGCCGCGTCAGCATGGCCGTTGTCCATGGGGCCGACGTGATCGGCGTCAACGCCGTCCATCCGGTCGATTCCTGATAGATATCAAGGCGCGCATTTGAGAACACAAAGGCGTATCGCTGCTCGTCGTTGAACACGAACGCGAACATCTTCCCTTCGTTCTGATTGAGCGTCGCCAGATAGCGCAGCGGCGGGCGTGTGCGGACGCCACCCTGGATTAGCAGCGCCATGTTTTCGAGCTTCTCGGCGCCGTTCGCATACAGATCATACCGCCCGAACATTTCCGGCTGGTATTCGCCCCGGATGAAGTTTGTTTGCGCCTTGCGGACCTTGATCCCCATGCGTCAGCGCCCTCGAATGGCGATAAGGCGAGGCGTCGTCGTGAATTTGCGCGAGGTCTGTTGCTGGCTGTCGATATTTTTGGCGCGCGGAATCGAAACGTCCTCGACGTATTTCATTTTTTCGCGGGCGGCCACCTTGTCGCGGCGTACGTTGCCCTCGAAAACCGCCTGTAGCCAGTCGACAACAAGCATCTGGAAATGCGGCGGAAACTTATCTTCGGAAACGCGGATCGTGTGGTCGATCACCAGCCCATCGTCGACGTTGCACGCCAGCTTGTCCTCATACCGGTCGAACTTGACCGGCTTGCCCGCGCGCTTCGCGGCATGAACCGTGATCGTCGCCGCCGGCACCTGCCAGTAATAGTCATATTCGTCCGTTGGCGTGGCCGTCAGGCGCGTCGGGGAAAACTGTTGCGAGGCAAAGCGCCACCGGTGCAGCGACAGAAGATAATCCACGGCACCGTCGTATTCCTGTTCGGCGGCGACGGCCTCGACGGTGCTTGCATCGAATGCCGTAATGAAATTACCGCCGACCCGCAGCAGCGCCCGATTGCAAAGATCGAATTTGGTAATCGCCATTGCCGCCTCTGGTTAAGCCCGTTACAGGCGGCAAACATGACGGGTTAATGGAAAGCCTTCACCGCACAGAGGGCGGGGCCTCGGCGCAAACCTTGATCGTCTTGCCTTTTTGCGTAACGACAAGCGTGTAATGCGCGTTGCTGGTCCCGCCGGTACAATCAACCATGATGCGGTCGCCGAAACTGAAACGGCTTGCCGCCAATTGCCAGTAAGCGGATTTCAAAAGATCGTCGGCGCCGTGCTTCGTCCGGTATGACCAGATCGAAATCGACGTGCCGCGAAATTCTTCCTTGAGATCGTCAAGGATGACCGTGGGGGTTTCCTTTGTCATGGCGCGGTTATCGCACGCCCGTCCGCGCCGCTCACCGCACAGAGAAAGGCCCGCACCGATTTCCGGCACGGGCCTCGCTCAGAGAGTTGATAGCGCCGATCAGGTCGGCGAAATCAGCAGCGTCACTTCGGCGGTACGCGAGCCGCCCGGCGTGTTCGACACCGTGCACTGCACGTAATCACCCGCCGCAACGGTATTCGCCGCCGACGGCGTTGCAACGTCAATATCGCCAATGGCCGAACCCGACGCCGTGACCGTCACGACACCATCGGTAATCGCCGTGGTGCCGATCTTGAACGTGCAGGTGGCGTTGTTCGTGGTTACGGCGCCGCCCTTGAGCACGGTGTAGATCTTGTCGATGGTGCCGGCAATCGGCATCGGAACGTGACCGGACGAACCGTTCGTCAGGTCGATGGTCGTATTGATGACCACCTGTTCGTTGAACGTGATATTGGCTTGCGGCGTGATCGCAACCGTCGAGCCGTCGTTGCTGGCGACGACATACTGCTTCTGGAACGGCGTGCCGTCCAGATCGCCGGCGACAAAGATCTGCGAACCCGCGGGAAGCATCGCAGCGGCGTTATTGAAGTAACCCGCCGTTTCGACGCCGCCCGCCGTATCGTCGGTCGAATACGAGGCCATTGCGCGGTAGGTGCCGGCCGTCGAGCCGGGAACCTGGGCAAAGACCACGAGAGCATTGAGATCGAGAGACATGAGAATTTCCTTTCCTGTTCTCTGGTTTCGCCGTTACGCGTTTTCGGTGACGAGGAATTGCTGCACGCCGATGGTGTCGATCAGGCACGAACCCTGCGACATCATGTTGTTGACGAAGTGCGCAGCGTAATCACCCTGCCAGGTGATATCCGTCGTCACGTCGGCACCGACCGCGTGGCCAATGGCGCGGCGGTCATAGACGAAGCACTTGCGGACGTTCGACGAAATCGTGAGGCCCGAATGCGGGAACCAGATCGCGCCGAGCCAGTAACGGGCCTCGCCGAGTTCCTTGACCCACGGCAGATCATCGCCGACATACCGGGAATTCTTGAATTCCTCGATGCCGAGCATTTTGTTCCAGACCTGCCACGACACCACGCCGAACATGTTGCCGCGCATCGGGCGAACATCGCGTGCGCCCATGGTGGTAACCAGGTCCGAGAAGTACGCGCCACCGGCAGCCGCCGTGAGCGCGGACAGGTTCGCGGTGTCCTGATACGTCGTCGCACCGTCCAGCGCGGCAATGATCAGTTCGTCCGTCTTGCGGCCCAGCGCCGACGCACCGGCCTGTACCAGCACGCCCTGTTCCTCGTAATTCTTTTTCAGTTCGTCGAGCTTGTCGACGTAATCGCCGGCGTAGTAGTCGGCCAGCGTGCATTCGACCGGAGTGTGGTCGATGTTCATCACCGGGACCTTGCCGTTGCGCGTTTTCTGCGCGGCCGTACCCGTGCCGACTTTCTGGAACGTGGTGGATTCACCGAC